TACGGCACGCGATCCTGCCGGGCCTTCTCGGTCAGACCCTCGCCAGGCAGCCAGAACGTCGGATGCACGTCGCCGTCCTCCGACACCAGCACAAGCGCCGTCAGGTCGGAGACGCTCGACAGGTCCAGCCCGCCCCATACGCTCGCACCATCGATCGATTCAGGCGCGCGCGCGGAGCCAATGGGAACACGAGGACGGAAATCGGTGGCGTCGCTGGGCATCGTGCCAGTGAGCGGGCAGAGAATTGCGCCGCCCGGGCATCTGACTGACGAGCAGGCCGAGGAGTGGCGCGGGATCGTCGACAGTCTGCCGCCGGACTATTTCCGGCCGGGCGATGTCTCGCTGCTGGCCGCCTACGTCACGGCGTCGGTGTTCTACCGGCGGGCGTCTGCGGACATGGAAGCGCGTGGGATGACGCTTTCCGATGACCGGGGCAAAGAGTACGTCAACCCGTCGCATCAGGTGTTGACCTCGCAGGCGTCTGCGATGGCACAGATGGCGGTCAAGCTGCGGCTGTGCCCGTCGGCGCGCTACAGTGAGAAAGCGGCAGCCACGAAGACCAGTCGCGGCAGCACGTCCGCGAAGCCGTGGGAAGCGGCCGGGTAGCGAAGAGTCCGACCAGGGGCGAGCGAAACGCGCAATGGATCGAATCTCACTGCGTGATCCCGGAAGGGAAGTTGGTTGGTCGCCCGGTCAAACTGTCACCCGAGCAGCGCGAATGGATCGCGGCTATCTACGATAGCCCGACGCGACTTTTCATCCTGACGATGGGCCGCAAGAACGGCAAGACGGCGTTCTCGGCGTTCCTGCTGTTGCTGCATCTGTGCGGTCCTGAAGCGCGCGCGAATTCGCAACTGTTCTGTGCTGCGCAGTCGCGCGACCAAGCGGCGATCCTGTTCGCGCTGGCCGCGAAGATCGTGCGCATGTCGGCATCGCTTCGTGATTTCGTTGTAGTGCGCGACACGGCGAAGCAGCTTGCGTGCATGGAGCTTGGCACGCTGTATCGCGCGCTGTCGGCTGATGCCAGCACCGCCTACGGCTTGTCGCCGGTGTTCGTGGTGCATGACGAGCTGGGGCAGGTCAAGGGGCCGCGCAGCGAGCTGTATGAGGCTCTGGAGACAGCGAGTGCGGCGCAGGCTGATCCGCTGTCGATCGTCATCAGCACCCAAGCACCGACGGATGCCGACCTGCTGTCGTTGCTGATCGAGGATGGCCTGTCGGGGGCCGATCCGCGCATCAAGGTGCGCATGTACTCGGCACCACTGGACGCCGATCCGTTCTCTGATGATGCGATCCGCGCGGCGAATCCTCACTTCGACGTCCTGATGAACAAGGCCGAAGTTCGGCGGCAGGCAGAGGACGCGCGCAGGCTCCCGTCACGCGAGGCGAGCTATCGCAATCTGATCTTGAATCAGCGTGTGGAGGCCCGCAGTCCGTTCGTGTCGCGTGTCGTGTGGCAGGAGAACGGCGCAGCGCCTGAATCGATCGATGGCGCGTCCGTATGGGGCGGGCTGGACCTGTCGAGCGTCTCCGACCTGACGGCGCTGGTGCTGGTGTCGGAGGACGGCGACGTGCATCCGACGTTCTGGCTGCCTGGCGACGGGCTGGAAGAGAAGGCGCGGCAGGACCGCGTGCCGTATGACGTGTGGGCACGCGATGGCACGCTGCAGACCACGCCGGGTCGTGCGATCGAGTACGCGTTCATCGCCGAGCACTTGCGCGCGGTGTTCGACCGATGCGACGTGCGGGCGCTGGCGTTTGACAGGTACAACATGCGGTTTCTGCGCCCGTGGCTGGAGCGCGTCGGGTTCACGGACGACGAACTGCTGCGGTTCGTGGAGTTCGGGCAGGGCTTCGCGAGCATGTCGCCTGCGATCCGCGAACTCGAATCGCAGTTGCTGGCGAAGCGGCTGCGGCACGGCATGCACCCGGTGCTGACGATGTGCGCGGCGAACGCCGTGACGGTCAACGATCCGGCGGGCAACAGAAAGTTCACGAAGGCGAAAGCCACAGGCCGGATCGACGGAATGGTTGCCCTCGCGATGGCGCTGGGCGCGAAAGCGAACGCGGGGGAAGAAGTGGGCGAATCATTCTGGGAGCAGGCAGCGTGAGCCTGCTTGATCGTCTCCCGTGGCGGCGTAAGAACGCCACGCTTGACCTGTTCCGCGAGATTTACGGCGGCAAGCTGGCGAAGTCTGGCGTGTCGGTGACGATGCGCGACGCGATCCGCGTTGCGACTGTGCTGGCCTGCGCGCGTGTGATCGCTCAGGGCGTCGCGCAAGTGCCGCTTAAGGTGTACAAGGAGTCGCACAGCGACGCCGGGTTGGATGTGCGCGTCTCTGCACGCGATCATCCGTTGTACTACCTGCTGCACTCTGCGCCGAACCGCTGGCAGACATCGTATGAGTACCGCGAGACGATGGCGCTGCACTTGATCCTGGCCGGTGCGCACTATTCGTTCGTGAACCGTGTCAGTGGTCGTGTCGTCGAGTTGATCGCGATCGAGCCGAACCGCGTGACGGTGGAGCGCGCCGACGATGGGACGCTGACATACAAGGTCGCCGGTGACAGCGGTGTGACGCAGGCGTTTCCGGAAGGTGCCATCTGGCACGTGCGCGGGCTGTCGTGGAATGGATGGCAGGGCTTGGACGCGCTGGATCTTGCGCGCGAGGCAGTCGGCCTGGCGATGTCTGCGGATGCTGCGCATGCGCGGATGTTCGCTAATGGCATTCGTCCTGCTGGCGTCTACTCGGTCGAAGGCAAGCTCGACTCGACGCAGTACAAGCAACTGCGGCAGTTCCTGATGGACAACAACGCGGGCGAGTCATCTGGCCTGCCGATGATTGTCGATCGCGGCGCGAAATGGCTTCAGCACTCGTTCAGCGGCGTCGATGCGCAGCACCTGGAGACGCGAAAATTCCAGGTCGAGGAAGTGTGCCGAGCGATGGGTGTCATGCCACTGATGGTCGGCTACTCTGACAAGACGGCGACCTATGCGAGCGCGGAACAGATGTTCCTTGCGCACGTGGTGCACACGCTGACGCCCTGGTACACGCGGATCGAGCAGTCGATCGACGCACACCTGATCGGGCGGCGAGATGCAGACCAAGGCTACTACGCGAAATTCGTGGTTGCTGGCCTGCTTCGCGGTGCGATGCGAGATCGGGCCGAGTACTTCTCGCGTGCGCTTGGCGCTGGCGGATCTCCCGCGTGGATGACTCAGGACGAGGTGCGGGCGCTCGAAGAAATGAATCCAGTCGGTGGCGACGCGGGGCGACTGCTTTCCGCTGTCCCGGCACAAGGGGGTAGCGATGGAGCGTCTTAGTTGCACGCTGGGCGAACTCAAGTTTGCGTCCGATGACGCCGAGGCAATGTCCTTCGAGGGATACGGCGCGGTGTTCGGCAACGTCGATTCGTATGGCGATGTCATCGAACCGGGCGCGTTCGCGCAGTACCTCGCTGCGGTCAAGGGTGGCGGTCAGCAGTGGCCGGCGATGCTGTTGCAGCACGGTGGCTACGGCATGACCGCAGAGGACATGACGCCGATCGGCGTGTGGACGGATCTTGCCGAGGACGGCAAGGGCCTGCGCGTGGCCGGGAAGCTTGCAGACACACCCCGTGGGCGCGAGGTGTATGCGTTGATGAAGATGGACCCTCGCCCGGCAATCAATGGCCTGTCGATCGGGTACATCGCGAAAGAGTGGGAGATGCGCAGCAAGCCGGAAGACCCGCGCCGCAAGCTCAAGCGCATCGACCTTCTGGAGATCTCCCCGGTGACGTTCCCGGCAAACGGGAAGGCGCGCGTGTCGGCCGTCAAGTCGATCGAGGATGTCGCGTCTGTGCGCGACGCCGAAGAGTTTCTGAGCGCACTTGGCCTGTCGAAGACGCAGGCGGTTGCGCTCATCGCACGAATCAAGGGGGCCGGGTCGGGCGATCCGATGGGCTCCAAGGGCGGACCGGGTGATCCGGCGGCCGAGCTGCTTGCGAGCCTTCGCAAGCGTAGTACCGCGCTGCCGAATCGGTAGTCGCTCACACCGCAATCAAGGCCGCCTTCGGGCGGCTTTTTTCATTCTAGGAGCCGCTATGTCGGACCTCAGCGAGGTGAAGAACCTCATCGAAGAGCAGGGTCGTGCGTGGGAGGAGTTCAAGCGCACGAATGATGAACTCATCAAGGCGAAGGCCGACGGCAAGGCGATTGCCGACATCGAAGCCAAGCTCGCCAACATGACCGCCGCGCTGGACGAGGCCAAGACGCGTGCCGATGAACTTTTCGAGGAGATCAAGGCATCGAAGCGCCCGAGCCTAGGCGGCGGCGGTGACAGCGACGTGCAGAAGGAAGCGAAGTCGTTCAACGACGCTCTGCGCGCCGACATGCAGTCGAAGGGCCGTCCGGCGGCCGAGATCAGCGTCGATGCGTATGCACAATACAAGTCGGCGTTCATCCATCTCGTGCGGCATGGAGATCTGGAGCGGCTGTCCGCTGACGAGCGCAAGGCGCTGTCGGCTGGCAGCGATCCGGACGGCGGCTACCTGCTGCCGACGCCGACGGTCGGGCGGATCGTGTCGAAGGTCTACGAGCAATCGGTGATGCGCCAGATCGCCAACGTGCAGCCGATCAGCACGGACGCGCTCGAAGGCGTGGTGGACAACGGCGACGCCGGTGCCGGATGGGTGTCGGAGACCGGCACGCGCAGCGAGACGACCACGCCGCAGGTCGGCAAATGGCGCATCGAAGCCCATGAGATGTACGGCGAACCGCGCGTCACCCAGAAGCTGCTCGACGACGCTGCCGTCGATGTCGAAATGTGGCTGGCGGGCAAGATCGCGGACAAGTTCGCGCGCGTCGAAGGCACGGCATTCTGGTCTGGCACCGGTGTTGGTCAGCCGCGCGGACTGGCGACGTACACCACGGCGGCCACCGGTGACGACTCGCGCACGTGGGGTCAGTTCGAGCACGTGAAGTCGGGCGCGAACGGCGACTTCCACACCACGAAGGCAGATCCGCTGCAGGACCTGATCGGCGCCATGCGTGACCAGTACCTCGCGGCTGCCGTGTTCGTGATGCGACGCGAAGTGCGCACGAAGTTGCGCAAGCTCAAGGAAGCGACTTCCGATCGATATCTGTGGGAGCCGTCGCTGCAAGCGGGGCAGCCGGATCGGCTGTTGGGCTACCCGGTGCGCATCGATCAGTACATGCCGGCGCTCACGACCGATTCGCTGTCGCTGGCGTTCGGTGATTTCGCTGAGGCGTACACGATCGTCGATCGTCTGGGCATTCGCACGCTGCGTGATCCGTACACGGCGAAGCCCTACGTGAAGTTCTATTCGACTCGTCGCGTCGGCGGCGGTGCGGTGAACTTCGAGGCGGCCAAGTTCCTGAAGTTCGCGTCCTGATGACGCCGGCCCGGAGCGATCCGGGCCTCACCAAATTCAAGGGGTTCAGAGATGAAAGATCTCGCAAGCAATATCGACGTGAAGCGGGTGATTTCGCCCGTCAGCGTCGCGGACAACACCGCGCAGGTCGGGCAGATCATTGATCGTCGCGGGTTCGATTCGGTCACGTTCCTGATCGCAACCGGTTCGGTCGCCGACGCCGACGCGACGTTCACCGTTCTTCTGGAGGAGTCGGACGACTCCGGCATGAGCGGAGGCAACGCTGTTGCCGATGCCGACCTGATCGGCACCGAGGCGCTGGCAGGCTTCCAATTCGACGATGACAACGAGTGCCGCAAGCTCGGATACGTTGGGGGCAAGCGCTATCTGCGCCTGACGATCACCCCGGCGAACAACGCATCGGCCGCGCTGCTGGCTGCTGTTGCCGTCCTCGGGCATCCGGCGCTGGCGCCGACTGCGAATCCGCCTGCCTGACCCCGCTCCACGTGACACATGGCCCGCTTCGGCGGGCCTTTCGCATTTCTGAGGGGTGAGCAATGCCGATTCCGAAGGGCGCACAAGTGCGCCAGGTGGTGCCCGTCATCACTGGCAACGTCGTCGAGCGCCGATTCAATGACGCCGGCGACACGTTCGAGTACCTCGTCGAGTACACCGACGCCGAAGGCGCGGCGCAGTCGCGCTGGTTCACGGACGGCCAGATCGAGGAGGTTGCGCAATGATGGGGCCTGAGAAGGTGGACGCCGCTGATGCGGTGGGCGCGAGCGTCGTGCGCAATGATGCGCTGGCCGAGGGCGTGCATGCGAGCGGCGTGTACGTCGTCGAGTGCATCGGCGCCGATGGCAAGCTGAAGTGGCGCGACGAGTTCCCGAACACCGTCACGACGGCGGGCAAAAACCTGCTGCTCGATACGCTGCTGTCTGGCAGCGGCTACAGCGTGACGGGGCCGTACATGGGCCTGATCTCGTCTGCGAGCTGGAGCGCCATTGCTGCGGGCGACACGATGTCGTCGCATGCGGGCTGGCTCGAAGCTGGCGGCGCAAATGCTCCGACGTACAGCGGATCGCGCAAAACGGTCGCATTCAATGCCGCGTCGAGCGGATCGAAAGCAGCGAGCGCTGCGGCGTCGTTCGCGATCACCGGCAGCGGCACGGTCAAGGGCGGATTCCTGGCGCTTGGCTCAGGCGCATCGGCAACCGTGGGCAACACCGGCGGCGTGTTGTACTCGGCCGGGCTGTTCTCGGGTGACGATCGAACGGTGGTGAGCGCCGACACGCTGAACGTCAGTTACGCGGCGACTGCGTGATGACTGCGGCCGAGATTCTGGCCATGATCGACGCGCGCGCCGCGATGGATGCGGAGTTCGCCGCGCTCGTGAAGGACCGCAATGACGTAGGCGTCGCGGTTGCGCTGTCTGTCGGGCGTGTGCGTGCTGTCGAGACATTCGGCGGGTACGGCTACGTGATGGAGCGTCTCGGCCCGACTGGTGGCGCGTCACTGCTGGACGCGCTCGAATCAATGGCCGCGTCGAGTCCGCCGATCAAGTGGGCGTTTCGTCTGCTGGAGCGCGGCGCGCTGGACTTCGGGTCCGCTGCGACTCGTGCGCAGCTTGACGCGCTCGTAGGCGCTGGCGTGCTGCCTGCGCCGGCTGCGGCGGCGCTGAAGGCGGGGGCGGAGGTGGCCGATTCGGTCAGCGTGTCGGATGTCTCGGCCGCGCTGACCGGCAGGGGTGCGTAATGGCCGGCGAAACCAAGATCATCTACGGCACCGAGAAGACGCTGTCCACGACGATCGCGGCGATCGCAAACAACGCGATCTCGGGCGCGTGCGGCACGTACAGCGCGACCGACACCAGCGACTACCCGGATGCAGACTTCGTGCTTGTCGTGGCGTTCGGCGCTGCGCCGACCGAACGGACGTCGCTGGACCTCCTCGTGCGACCGCTGAACATCCGCGGTACGACTGACGCAGACGCGCCACAGGCGACCTACCGGCCCCATCTTCTGGGTTCGTTCGTCGTGGACAACGTGACCACTTCGCAGCCGCTGTTCCTGCGCGCGTATGACATCCCCCGCGAGGGCGAGCTCTACCTGTACAACAACGGCACCGGTCAGAGCACGAGCGCGAACGCCGAGCTGTACATGACGCCGCGCACGGTGGGGCCGGCCTGACATGCTGATTCTGCCGTCGCGGCGCATCGCCGGCTCGGAGCGGTTCAACGGGACGACCAGCAAGATCGTCCTGTCGGGCGGCGGCGCCGAGCAGGAATCCGGGCGTGCGACGACCGTGCTGGCTCACGTCAACAAGTACGGGGCCGGCGAGGGGGCGATCGGGTTCATCTACTCGCGATCGAGCGGATCCACGCAGTACCTGACCCTGTCGATCAATCCGAGCAACGGTCGCGGCTTCCGGTTCGCGGCGAACTCCACCGGCATCGCCGGGGCGCCGCACGTCAACACCGAGGATCGGATGGTGACGACGGCGCGCGAGTGGCAGCACGTCGCGGCGACGTGGACCGGGGATCTGGCCTCGTCCAGCATGGTCGCCTACGTGGCGCGTGACGGTGAGCCTCTGTCGCGCAGCGTGAGCGGCACGCAGGGCGGGACCACGGCGGTCTCGGACAGCAGCGGTGCAACGCTCAACATCGGCAACCGGGACGACAACGCACGCACCTGGGACGGCTGGATCAACTACGTCGCGCGCTGGGACCGCGTGCTCGACCTGTCCGAGCTGCTGCTGGCGCAACGGTACGGGCCGGAGGCTGTGCCGAACGGGTTGGTCATGCTGTACCGCGGCGGGCGAGACTGGTCACCGACCGGTCTGGCCGTCGCACAGACGGATGTGCTCGGCGGACCTGCGCCGAGCGTGCGCTCGACGGCTCGCCGGACGCCAGTGTTCGCGGCGCTCGGTGGCGGCACCATCTACAACGAATCGATCAGCGAATCCGCGTCGGCATCAGACAGTCTGTCCGCGCTCGCGGTGTTCGGCGGCGCGCTGTCGGAGTCTGCGTCCGCTGCTGACACGCTGGCGGCATCTGTCACACTGGCCGGCGCACTAAGTGAGGCCGCAAGCGCTGCCGATGTGGTAGCGGCTGCGGCGGCGTTCTCGGACGCGCTGTCCGAATCAGCAAGCGCTGCCGATGTGGTAGCGGCTGCGGCGGCGTTCTCGGACGCGCTGTCCGAATCAGCAAGCGCTGCCGATGTGGTAGCGGCTGCGGCGGCGTTCTCGGACGCGCTGTCCGAATCAG